GGAGCGCAAGGCGATTGGTATCACGGAGGTGCCTGACCCGCAGCCATACGATCAACGGTTTTATTGGGGCTACGACGCCGAGGGCAAGCTGATCCCCAAAGACCACGCGCAACTGGTCGAGCAGTGGGTGCAACAGACCCGCACCACCGCCAATACGCTGCTGGCACCTACGGACTGGATCATCATCCGCGAGGCTGACAACGGCAAAGCTGCTGACCCAGTGCTCAAGACCTGGCGCGAGGACATCCGGCTGGCTACTGGTGTGAAGGTGGGCGTGATCCGTGACACGCTTGACACCGACGACTTAGCTGCCTACATCACTGGCTCCAACTACCCCGTGTGGCCTGCTGACCCGTATGCGCCGCAGCCGGTGGTCGAGGAACCGGAACAGCTAGCCTAGGTGCATGATCGAGCTGATCGCTGCTGTTGCTGGGGCATCCATCAGCGTGGCTGCGATGGGCGCGATGGGCTTCAGCAAGCGCAACGATGAAGCGCGTGACGCAGTGATCAGGCTCACCGCCGCCGTCGAACACATCGCCACCCAGCTCGAAGTGCTCCATAACGACATCAAAGAAGACCGCAAGGAGACTTTCTCGCGTCTTAACGGCGTTGAGCAGCGTGTGGCTACGCTAGAAGCACGCCCACACCATTGACCATGGACGCGCAAACCGTCGCCGTCATCGCCATCATCCTCGCCGCTGGTAGCGAGGTCATCGCGTTGACCCCTCTTAAGTCGAATAGCTGGATTCAACTGCTGCTGCAGGCACTGCGCCTGATGTTCCCCAAGCGTGGCTAAGGAACCAATCAGGCTGACCGACCTGTTTCGGTATTACAAACACGGCACGCCGCATCAAATGGCGGCGATCGTTGAACTGGAAGCTGAGCTGTTAAAGGCTGCGCCGGAATTGTTTAATAAAGACCAGGCGTGGTACAAGACATGGCAGCAGGGCGGCAAGCTGCACAACTATGACGCGGCTGCGCAACTCATCCGCGAGTTTGAGGGCTGTCACCTATCGGCTTATCCCGACCCGCTTAGCGGCGGCGAGCCATGGACCATTGGCTATGGCACCACTAGATACAGCGACGGCCGTAAGGTGCAGCGCGGCGACAAGATCAGCGTCATCGACGCCAACCGGCTGCTGGACCTAGAGATCGAGCGCATCGCCAGCAAACTGCGCAGCACAGTGCCATACTGGAACGCAATGAGCGGCGACAAGCAATGCGCGCTGATTAGCTTTGCTTACAACCTTGGCTCGGGCTTCTACGGTGTTGCTGGCTTTGAGACCATCAGCAAACGGCTCAAGGCGAAAGAGTGGGCGCAGGTGCCTGAGGCCATGCTGCTGTACCGCAACCCCGGAACGGCCGTAGAAGCTGGCCTGCTGCGCCGCAGGCAAGCGGAAGGCAGGCTATGGGGTATTGAGTCACAAACTGCCAAGCTTAGCCCTAGCAGCCCGTTCTCAGCGCGCATAACGCCGCACATACGGTTGGGCGAGTTCGCCTTGGATCAGGAGGCACGGCGCTTTGATCACCAGCACCAGGTCGATACAGCCGCCGAGCTGGCGGCATTCCTCGAGCGCGTGCGCGGTGCATTTGGTGGTAAGCCGGTAGTAATCACCAGCGGGTATCGACCGTCAGCCATCAACCGCAGCGTTGGTGGTGCTAGCCAGTCAGAGCACCTCTATAACGCGCCCGGTGTCGGCGCGGTGGACTTCTACATCGCAGGCGCTGACATCTACGCCGTGCAGGACTGGTGCGTCAAGCATTGGCCATACAGCACCGGCCTAGGCGCGCCTAAAGGTTTCGTGCATCTTGGGATACGCCAAGGCAAGCCGCGTCTCACCTGGCCTTATTAGACTCCTGGTGTAAGCCGATACCACGGCATGGCGATCACCACGACGCGGCTGTCGCCAGAGCTGCTAGAGGTACGGATACCGTATCAGAGCAGGCAGGACTCTGCAACGTTCCTGCTTGCATCAGACATCCACCTCGATAACCCGAAATGTGACCGCAAGCTGCTGTTGCAGCACTTAGACGAATGCAAGCAACGCGGCGGCCGGGCGTTGATGTTTGGCGATGTCATGTGCCTTATGCAAGGCAAAAAAGACAGGCGCGGCAGCAAAGGCGACATCAGGCCAGAACACCTCGGCGGCAATTACTTTGACCTTGTGTTCCGCGAGTCAGCAGACCTGCTCAAGCCTTACGGCGACATGATCCTGATGATGGGCGACGGCAACCACGAGACCGCTGTCCTCAACAACCAAGAGATCGACCCGCTAGAGAATGTCGTCCGGCTCATGCGTAACGATGGCGCAGTCACTGAGCATATGGGTTATCAAGGCTTCGTGCGGTTTGTGTTTTACCAACCGACCGGCCGCGTGCGGCGCTGCACGTTGTTCTTTCACCACGGCGCATGGGGTGGCATCATCACCAAAGGCACCATGGGCGGTGGGCGGTATGCGCAGATTGCGCCTGACGCTGACATCATGATCAACGGCCACAACCACGAACGCAGCATCGTTGCGCACCCGTGCTACCGCATCGCAGAAAACGGCAAGGCATGGATCGAGCAGCGCTGGCACTTGCAGACCGGCACTTATAAACAAGAGTTCGGCGCTACAGGCGGCTGGGCTATTGAGCGCATCGTGATGCCTAAATCGCTCGGCGGCATCTGGATGACGCTGCGGCCACGGGATCGCGGCGGCGTTGACATTACCTGCGAGCCAACGGTATGAGGCAGTACGTCCTAGAGGTTGAGTACACCATTGTCGTTGAATCGGACAACGACGACCCGGAGGCGGTATCAGATGACTTTGTGGCGCGGCTCACTGAGTTAGCGCCGTCTAATGACCACATCCTGGGCCTATCGGTTCAGGTGTTACCCATCCCCGAGCTTCGTGGATCATCTGATTGATGGCTCAAACCTTATCCCGAAACGCAATGCAAAGCATCAATTCAGACAGCAAATCTTTGAAGCATGGGGCCATCAATGCGCATATTGCGGCGTACCGGCTGACACGTTAGACCACGTCAAGCCACGCCATAAGGGCGGCGCTACGGTTGCAAGCAATCTCGTACCAGCGTGTCGGAATTGCAACCGTCGCAAAGGTAGCGAAGACTGGCGCGAATGGTTCAGCCGTCAAGATTCATGGACCGTTGACCGCGTGCTAAAGATTCAGGACTGGTTGATTGATTAAGCATCTGGTGATAAAAGACCATTGCTTGCCAATCTTGTGCGTGATCTCTGCACATTCCGTTATAGCAAACGCGCCATTTATCGTTGTGTTTTTCTATCGTCGGTTCCAAGGGGTGTACCTGTCAACGGGTTGCTCATTAGCATACGCAGCCGCTTGATGCCACGGCGCTCAAGGTCCTGCAATTTGCTTTTGCTGATGTTAAGATCCCGCTCCAGCTCTGCCCAGGTGATTGGTTTGCTGATAAGTCGTGCGCGCAATACTTGCTGCGTGATGTCATCAAGGTATTTGTTAAAGTATTCCATCATCTCCTGTATTTCTTGCCTTGTTTCTTCTTTCGTGAACGCAGGATCAGCGATCATGTCAACAATCACATTGTTTTCAGTGTCTGCAATATGAGCATCAAGGCTGGTGACGCGGTAAGACTGCTTCAGCAGCATGGACAAATCTTCAACGCCAACGCTGATCTGGTCTGCAATTTCAGTCATCGACGGCGTGCGACCTAGCTCATGACCTAATTGCTGCGCGACACGGCCAACCTTAAACAGCATCTCGTGGACACTGACCGGCAGCTTAATGACCGGGTCATACGTCACCAGCGCTCGTGTAATAGCCTGCCGAATCCACCAGTAGGCGTAGGTTGAGAACTTGTAGCCTCTGCTTGGGTCGAACAGGTCAACCGCACGCGACAGGCCGATATTACCCTCTTGGATCAGGTCGATAAACTCAAGCGTCTTGTGACTGCGCTTGTCGTATTTGCGCGCCACATGGACCACAAGCTGCAGGTTGGACTGGATAAACCGTTGCCTGGCGCGGTCACCGCTACGCAGCTCGCGGCGTTCGTCGGTCGTCAGCGCACGGTCTAGCTGCTTCAGCTCACGCCACCGCTGCACACGCCTGCCGAGTTGTATCTCTTGCTGCGGTGTTAAGAGTGGATATTTAGCGATACTGTTTAGGTAGTCCTTGACATAATCAGCCATGATGAGACCATTGGTTCACACAATAGAAGCACAGTTCCACGGTGCTGCCAACGCGCAGGTGCTGCGGGAGCTGCATGAACGCGGCGACTGGAATGGGTTGTTGGAGTATGCACTGCTGCTGGCTGAGCAAGAAGCCAGCCAGCGGTCGCAGATTAAGTGGTTGGTTGGCGAGGCAATGCGCTCATGCAGCGTTGAACCGTGGCATCTGGCTGCGGCCAATGAACTGCTTGCTGGCGGCCACTAGCTTGTCGTTGTTGTAGTGGCCGACTGCTGCATAGCTCAATGCAGGGCGTTGGCTCATGCGGAAAAAAACCATCTGACCGATCTTCAATCCTGGGTACACCGGCAGCGGCTGCAACTGGCGTGCATTCTTCAGCTCAAGCGTCAATGCGCTGCCGTGCCAGCCTGGGTCGGCGTATCCGGCGTGCAGGTTCTCGTAGCCTTCGCGGGCGCGGCTGGACTTAAGGAAGAACAGCCCAGCCACATCCTCAGGCATCACGAACGTCTCTATGGTCTGCGCAAGGATGAACTGCCCAGGCACCAACTCGTATGGGTGGTCGAGTGTGTAGTCCTTAATCGACAGCGGGATCATCTGATGCGATTCGACTGATTCAAGCATGATCAGGTCACCCAACCGCAGGTCCAAGCTGGCAGGGTTGATCAGCTCCGGCTGGTGATGTTGCACCATGCCTTGCGCGATAAGGTCATTGATCTCGGTGTCGCACAGAATCATGGGTCCAGGTAATGAGGTGATTGGGTAAAAATTGCTCTTGAGGTTG